TTTGTTTTTTCCATTGTGTCCATCATATTATATTATACAATTTTTTGGTATTTTAGTCAACCTGTTTTTGGTATAGGGCACCGTTAAAAGTGCCCTATTGTCAGCACTTTTATTTGATTGATTGAGCGGCAGTGACATACTTGCCATATTTTTCGTGGAACTCATCAAAACACTTGACTTTATCAGGATCAATCGGTAATTGATACTGAGTTAGAGCAAGTTTAATACCCATTACAACAAGTTCGGTATCAAAGTTGTCCATCATAAATCTAAGAAACCTATTGACCTTTTCGTCAAATTTCTTATCTTTCTTGTCACAAGCATCTTTAAGTTCATAACATAAAGAAACCGTAAGCGAGTACATAGCACTTATTTCTTTCGATTTCAATTTGTCCACTTTACCATCTAAAATCTCAGATGGATTAGGCAACTTACTTGCCACTTTTCTGTGAGCCATGAACTTAACTGCAAGTCCTTCGCCCACTGCACCACTAACCATGTCAGTAGTTGTGCTTTCATCCAGTTCATCTGTCAGTAATTGACTAACAAATGACCAAGATCTTGGAGTCGCAAATGAACGACTAGGTGACTTTGGATCAAAGTCGTACAAGTCCTTCTTGCTGAAAGTCAAATATCCTAAAACATCTTTATGGATGCTTTTGTCAACTGCCCATTCAAACCAGTCATCGAACTCAACTTTCATCTCCAAGTGAATGAATCTATTTGCCAAAGGAGCAGGCATTCTATAAACAACACCTTTGTCTGCCTCTCTGTTACCAGCCGCAATAATAACAACATTGTCTGGTAGGCTGTATGTACCAATCTTTCTGTTTAGAATTAATTGATATGCCGCCGCTTGTACACTAGGTGCCGCGGAATTCATTTCATCTAAAAATAAAATGATACATTTATGTTTTTTTGCTAATTTCTCATCAGGAAGTTCTGAAGGTTGTGCCCAATTCATTGTGTTCTCTTTTGAATTGAAATATGGAATACCTTTAATATCTGTAGGTTCCCATAAACTTAACCTAATATCAATAGTATGTGCATCCATACTATCTCCAATTTGGTGAATGATTTCTGATTTTCCAATCCCAGGGCCACCCCATAAAAAGATTGGTCTTTTAATTTTTAGTGCGTGTAAAATACTAGCCTTTGCCTTGTTTGGGCTAACTTGTCTAGTACCTATTGTTTCTTGTGCTTTTGGCATTTGTTTGTACTCCTATATTAACTTGTTGTATAGTATTATAATATATTCACATACCAAAAATGTCAACCAGAAATATCGATTAAAAACGTCAAGGTTTATGCGGGTAATTTAACCTGTGGATAACTATTCTGCAGTTTCTAGTCTAGAAATTGCTTTATTCAGACCGTATTTTCTAATATCTCCAGAAAATAACATTAATTCCATTGCTTTTCTTTCGTTGGTTACAACAATGCCGTCTTCTGCTAATAGATATGGACAATTAATATATTTGTCTAAGAAAATAATCACTTGAGTTGTAAGAGTAAAATCAACAGGAAAAGGAACTTCATACACTTGAATTTCTAAACGTTCTGTAATGAATTCAAATCCTTCGTCTGTTAATCTCAGTCCACCTGTACGTCTTGTGTTTTTCCACCAAACAGGCATATATTCTTTCAAGGTATTTTCACCCAACGAAATATTGGCTTGTTTTAGGAAAATTTTTGTGTAGGCTTCTTTAGAAATCATTTTTCACTGACAGTTTCACCCTGGGTCAATTTGACCACCGTGAATTCTTCAGTGTTGAACATAGTGTTCAATTTCTTTGCAAGATTGAATGCGTGTCCAGGATTTGAAAATGAGACCTTTTTGTACTTTGGTCCTGGATAATTGTTCAATAGATTAGATGACTTCAAATTGAAGGGTTTGTTTTTGTAGAAAACTGCCCAAATGGCTTCTGCCGCCAAAACTTGCTCTGATTTGTAGTCGCTTTTATTGACGTTTTCTAATAATATTGTTGGTTTAGGTCTACTCATAATATGTAATATTTATCCAATTTTGGATTATATTATGCGTAGTTAATTGATTACAGACTTCCGCCGTCTACTTTTACTTCTATATCTGGTTGGTTATCTGATTTTGCTATTAAGTTTTCATAGTTGCCAGCCAAACGTGCCAACACAGTGCCAAGGCTGTAAGCCACTTCTTTGGCATTTGCAATGTCCATAGTAACTTGTTTTTGCTGAGAACTGTCTGCATTTTTGATTTGCTGAAGCAGTCTTTCTATGGGTGCAGTGTTAATAGGTGCTTTTGTTTGCATTTGCTAACTCCTGTTTCATTTCTAACTGTGTTCTGAACGGACCTTTAAAAGGATATCTATCCAGTGTAAGCATTTTAGGGCAGAAACTTCGTACCCATCCTTTTTCAAACTTTATAATATAGTATCCTGCACAATATAAACTTTTAGATTTTTTACTTTTTGTAAACAAAGGCAATTTTTTTTGCACATCAAATATTTGATTGTATGCTTTAAATTTACTTGGGTAATCATAAACTGAAACTTCTTTCAACACTTTAGGAGATTCTTCTATATCGTCCAAAGTAGAACCCCACATCCAACTTCCGTTAAATTTGCTTTGAAGTTGTCTTTGGTTATCAAATATCATTGTGCCTGTATCACAACTAAACATATACCTTCTATCTTCTTGTTTACAAATTGTTCCTAATTTTCTTCCGTCTTCTTCAAGTATCCAAAAACGACCATCTAGTATAGGCTTGGCAAAATATTTTGTTACCATCTTATTCTCCTTTTTTGTATCTTGCGTTTAATGGTTCTGCATATGACTCAGGAGAGTCTGCAATTCTTTGCATATCCCATTTCGCACAAAACTTTATTAGTTTTAAACCAACTTGTTCTACTTGTTTTTCAGTAGCACTGCCTACTGTGTCTTTAATAATTTGTTTTATTTCATCAGGTTGTGCTGTGAGGTCACACAGTCTTACATTTCTATTATAGTCATCAAGTACTCTATGCTCTGCACCTTCGTGATCTACCCATCTTTGTAACATTAAATTATTCCAATTATAACCTTTTGATTCTCTATCTGCAAAGGCTTCAATTAAGCCAACTTTCTTTTTAGTGCCTTTTGTACGCACACCAGGATATGCTGAAAATACATTGTCGGAACTGTCCCCTCTCATGCATTTTTCAAATAACAACCATTGTGGATTTGGAGCAGGTTTTTCTTCTTTTGTTTTTTTATCTATGACACGTTTACCTTTGTCATCAAAATAACCTTCATGCGTGGTTGTTACATCTTGAATTCCATTAAATTGTTTTACATTAGGTGCAATTAATTGTGCAAAGTCACCATCTGTTGATACTATCACATGATTATCGTTAGGATGTGCTTGTATCCAACCAGCAATTAAATCATCTGCTTCTAATTTTTCATGTCTTAAAACTGTGCAATTAGTTTTTTCAGTAATAAAATCTCTAAAGTTATCAAATGTTTCCCAAAACACTTCGTCTTCTTCTACTTCAGTTTCTGTTCTCACTGCCCTTGCATCTGATCTATTACGTTTGTAAGGTGCGTAATGATCCTTTCTCCAACTGCGTCCTTCTAAACAAAACACAACGTGACTGCCATCAAAGTCTCTCCAAACTTTACGTATTGAATTAAAAGTAATGTGCAAAGCCATGCCTATTTTTTCATTCAAGTCTCCACGTATTACGTGTCTTGCTCTAAAAAATGTATTTGCAGTATCAACTAAAATGTGTGTCATGTGTTAAACTCTAATCCGTTTGCACGGTCTCCTTCATAAAAATTTGTATCAAATAAGTCAAAAGCCATACTGACTCTTTCACCGTCTACTTTATGTTCATCTGCTTGATGAAATATATAACTGGGAAACATTGTTAGTCCTCCAGCAACATTCTTTGTTTCGTACACCATTCTTGGATTTACAGGATTATGATATACAGTCTGTGTGGCGTAATCTTCAAAATGTAAATTACCACTCAAATAAGAAAAATGTTTGGCTCCATGATTGTGTATAGTGATAGGCTGTCCTTTTCGCACTACATTTGCCCAACAAAACATAATACATTTTCTTGGTTGTGTTTTATACTCATCCATAAAATTTTTGTAAGATTCTTGTAACCAACTAAACATATTCTTAAAAGCACTAACTCCTTCTGTAACTTTAAACAAATTAAAACTATTATATTGTGCAGTAAGACTGTCTTGACCTAATCCAGTACCACCATCGTCTTTTGATTTGTGTTTGTTTGCAGTTACAATACTTTTTTCATTGTCTATTATCCACTGTCGCATAATGCCAAGTTCATCTTTGCTTGAATATTGGTCAAACCATAATGGCAAGTTCCATACTGGAGCAAACTCATTCATTGGATGCATACTTTTGTGGACTTGTAACATTTTATCTTGCAGTGTATATGTCTGATCTGTTAATTCTTCTTTTTAACACTCTTAACAATTCATCCATTTTATCAATAACTGCAATCAAATCCGGATCAGTTATCATTTTTTGTTGTTGACGCAATTCATCATATTCCTTGATTGAAATACGCACCATTGGTGATAAGTCTCTAGTAGACTCATTTTCATACGTCATGTCATGATCGTGTGTGTCTCTATCGTTATTGTCTGTCATATTTCTCCTTAACTAATTTCCGATTTATCGTCACTTAAATTTTTTGTATTAATATATCCTGCACCTCTGCTTGGATCTTGTCCACTGTCTTGCAATACTTGTTTTGCAATAGTTTTAAACCAAGCATCAACAATTTGTTCATTAGATTCACCTTTGTATCCAGCGTCTACTAATTGTTCAATAAATTCATTGTTCCAATCTAGTTCAAAGAATCCATTTTTAATATTGTCTTTATTGATGTGTGTATTAAGTACAGCCACCCAAGGTTTTCCATCTTTAGTTGCTTTTTCTTTTTCAGCCATCAACGCATCTAGTTTAGGATCTTTGCTTGGTGTCTTCTTGTCTTCTGTCTTTTTAACAAAGACATCTTTTACTTTTTTGATTATATCCATTTTCTTATCTCCGTTAAATGTTTGTCTTTTTCTTCATCTGTCATATCTTTATGTTCCCCATGCATTTCCGAAGATGTCGACGTGTAGTCTTGGAGTGTATCTCCATCCTCTTGCCATTGCCAACTCGGCAACGTTTTTTGTGTTGAGTTTGTACTCTTCTGATCTGCCTCCCAATGGCATGATATAAACGGGAACGTCGACTCCCACTTTATTGTACTCGGCAACTGCTCTTGTAACTTCATCAACATCGGTTGCATCAGCGACCACAAATTTAAAATACATTTTACTGTTAGGAATCCTACTGTAAGCAAGAGCAATTTCAGGCTTGATAGCAGTGTGCCAAGGTTCACCTGATACGGAAAGTTTTGGAGAGCAACTCCAAGTGACTTCGAATCTATCTTGTTTTCGGAGATAGTCTTCAAAATCCTTGTGTAAAACCTGCGTTGTATTTGTCTCGAAAGTGACATTCTTCAAATCCTTCATTCTAGGATGTTCAAATAATTCTACATAAAACCTTTGCCATCCCAACAAAGGCTCACCTCCAG